TGGAGATCCTAATATGAAGATCCGAAAGAACAATCCTAAAGCTAGAAAAAGTTATCTTGCAAGATCAGGTGGGATTAAAACTAAAGGACAAAAAACTTTATCAGCAAATTATTGGTCAAGAAAAGCCTGGAGATAGATGGCAAAAAAACTTTGGAAAAAACCAAGTGTTATAGTCATTAACATTGGCAAGTGTAAATATTGCCAAGCTGAAATGGTAAATACAGAATCTTTCGTAGCTTTCTATGGTGGGGAAAAAGCACATTACGATTGTATGAAAAAAGATGATTTTAAAAAACTAATAGAAAAGGAAAAACAATGGCAAAAAGAAAAGGTTTGTACGCAAACATCCATGCAAAAAGAAAAAGAATCAAAGCTGGTTCAGGTGAACGAATGAGAAAGGTTGGAACTAAAGGTGCGCCAACTGCAGCTAATTTTAAAAAGGCAGCAAAGACTGCAAAGAAAAGAAAAAGAAAATAACAGAATAGGTTTGGTCTTTTTAGATCAGATGTGAGTCATTTGACTTGCAGGGATAGTGGTGGGTAAAAAAATTTAAATGGTATAAAGTTTATATTGTGTTATCATTTACTTAACATAGAGTTAATGTTTATGTGTAATAACAAATATAAAAATTATACTGACAATATATTTTTTTTAAAAAGTTCAAGTATAGTTAGTTTATCTTGGGGGTTTAATTGATTACAAATCAATTGCTCTACCAATTGAGCTACAGGGGCATTTTAAAAAACCTTATATACATAGCCGAATTGGATCGCAAGATTCTTTTCGGCTCTTTTTTTGTATCTGTACTATTCGGTTTTATAAGGAAAAACAAAAACTTTTCTGAAAATATATACCGAATCTATACCGATGGATTGCATATTTTTTTTATATTCCAGGTAGCCATGTGTAAAATGACTGATAAATATAGTCAAATGACTGTTGATAAGCTACTTAACATCAGCTATAACCTATGTATAAGTTAATGATAACTAATATAGAGGAGAGAATAATGACTACAAAAACAATTACTGTTAAGCATATACTTAATGAAACAGTAGAAAAAAAAACCTTTTCTTGTTTAGAAGAAGTACAAGCTTATGTTTATACTTTACTAGATCAGAAAGATTTGTTTGTACCATCAAAAATTCATGGAGTTTATGAAGCTGCTGATTGGATATGGACATCAAAACCTGGAAGTGCTTTTAACACAAGTGTGTTGCAATTTTATTTTTTTTCAAATGATGAAAAAGAAAAACTTCTAGTTGATAAGTTAGAAGAATGTCAAAAAGAAAATGAGTTAAACTATTATGGGGGGAGAACATAATGTCTAAAGAAAAGCTAGAGTACAATAATATATCGTCAGTTAAAATTAATGGTAAAACTAAATATCGTTTTCAATACAAGGGTGCTGATAATAAAATTAAATTTATTACCAGTATAAATAAAAAGACTCTTAAACCTTTAGTAGTTAAGAAGATTGAAAAAGATGGTTTCAAAATTATTGATTTTAATTTTTGGAGTATAGAGGATGCACATAAGTTGTGGCTTGATCGTCAGCTTTATAAAGAAAAAGAATATGGCAAACCATCTAAAAGCTGTATTAAAGATTATAATTCTATGGCTACCTATCATGTTTTGCCTTACTTTAAAAACCAAGACATTAGATTAATTGACAAGGATTTAATCAAAGATTTTGTTACACATTTAGAAAATAAAAAATCTATTAATGCAAAAACATTATCTAAAATTTTTAATGTTTTAAGTGCCATCCTGGACTATTCAGCTTCTCAAGATAAAATTCAAAGAAATGTTTGTAAGGATATGAATTTTTTATCTGACATTGTTGTAGTTGAAAAGCAGCAACCTAAATTAGATTTTAATGATTGGACTTTAGAAAAAGTTCAGCAGCTCATTAATCATGTAGAAAGAGATGATATTAAATTAATGTTTCATATTATGTTGCAGACTGCTTGTAGACCAAGTGAGATCAGAGGTTTAAATAAATCTAATTTAAAATTTAAATCTAATGTTCCTTACATAAGTATAACTAATGCAGTTAAAAGAGATCAATCTTTAGGTTCAACTAAAACTAAATCAGGCACTAGAGATTTGGCAATATCTATTAGTCTTAAAGATAAAATACTTGAACATCTTAATAGATTACCAGAAACACAAACTAATTTGTTTCTTAAT